CCCGCCAGCAGAGCAGGGAAATAGCTGGTAGCGTTCGGGGAGTAGGCCGGGTAATGGGTGGGAACCCACTCCACGTGGTGGGTCACGGAACCCCGGACTGTGGGCACACCCACAGTAAGCGCGATTAATCAACCATCCATGGGGTACGTCTGTCTGTGACACTGTGACACGTCTCGTCAACGTGTCACAGCGTCACGGACAGACAGATACAGGAGGTAGCATGGTCAAAGCTACAGATACTGGTACTCTAGTACCTGTATCTGATACAGGTACAGATACAGGTACGGCGGTACGGGTGCCAGAGCGTGTGCCAGACGGCAGGCTTATTGACGCTCTTGGCGCGACCGAAAAGCGCACATGGATAACGCAATGCCTATTTTTAAAGGCCTATGCGCGTCGCCCTTACGTCACATCCGCCGCCTCTGCTGCCGGTATCAGTCGCGAGTGTGTCCGACTATGGCAGCAGCGCGACGCCTTGGGATTCGCGTCGCGCCTCGATGACGCACGTCAAGCGTATCTGGACACGCTTGAATCCAAGCTAGACGACTTGGCCCTGGGCCTTGAGCCCGGACAAAACGCATTAGCCCTCGTAGTGAAGCTTAACGCCGAATTACCTCGTAAATATAGGGCACAGCAGCCACAAGACGACACAGCCGCAAAGGTACTTGGCGAATTCCGTAGCTTGTTTGCGGCCACGCGTGGCGTTGTATCGTGGGGGCACGACGCGCCCGATCCCGGCCTTAAGGAACCGCCCGCGCCCGCGTAGGCGCCCGCGAGGGGGCATGGCTTAGGGTATCCGATTTAAGTAGTATAGATACCCCCGACGGCTCAGTTTCTATAAAGGGGCTCTAGATGCAGGATCATGGCACATGCAGATTCAAGAGGCTTTGGACGCAGTTCAACTGGGCGCGTCCGCGTGTGTGGGTGCACGTGCAGAGGATGGTGACGCACGAGGGGCACCAGGGGGTGGACGTATTCTGGCAGTGGCCATGCTCGTGGAAGTTCCATTCGAGGTATTTCAGGTTGCCGCGGGTGGGGAGGCGCCGGGCCAGGGCGGCAGTGACTCGTAAAGGGGCGGTGGTAACCCCGGAGATGGTGCGGCCGGTCCAGTTCCAGGAGGTGGAGGATTAGGGCGTTATCGGTTTCGCCAAGCTGGAAATTCGTGAAATTAGTAATTAGTGCCGGCTCTGGATCGGGGCTAGTTACGCGGGTCATGGTAGCGTGTGGTTTAAAGCGAGTAGAGGGGTATTGTTTAAAGTGTCGCAAGACGCGGAGGGTGCTGAAAGCCAGGCGTGTGACATTTCGGAATGGGGTATTGGCGATGCGTGGTAGTTGTGGGGTATGTGAGACGAGTGTGTTGCGGATTGGGTAGGTCGGGTGTGACGTTTTATGGAGGTTAACCTTGGAAACGACTGTGGAACGGATGGCTCTAAGCGTGGAGCAGGCGGCTGCATACATAGGTGTCAAGCGAGCCACCCTATACCGTCTAATGGGTGATGGCGACATAGCGAGCTTCCACGTTCGGGCGAGGAGGCTATTGTTGAGGTCCGAACTCGACCGGTTCATCGACTCTCGGGTGGAGGCCGAGGAGAGTCGATAGATGAGCGCTGGGCCGCCAACGCGATCCGAGGAGCCTAGCACTGATAAACAAACGATAGAAGGACAGCGATGACCACGCCCGCTGGACTTGTATGCTCTATATTTCTCCCTTACGAAGTACGAATTTCACGAATTTCCAGAGTTTCCAGTGCTGGGGGTGCACCACAACGTGGGGGTTTGCTTGACATAAAGGAATGGTCCTTGCTATCGTGGCGATGAGTCGTGCCTGGCAGGCTAAGAAGAGGCCGAAGAAGGGCAAATGACCACGGTTGCACCCCGTCAGCCCCCTAGCCCGGTAGATTTTCTCTTTGAGAAGATCGGTTTTAGCCCTACGCCGGAGCAGAAGGCCATTCTGGACTGCCCGAAACGGTTTGTTCTGGTCGCTGGGGGCGATCAGTCGGGTAAATCGCTCACCGCAAGCAAGTTTCTGGGCATCCGCATCTTCCAGAACTCAAAGCCTGGCCTGTACTGGCTGGTGGCCGCCGACTATGACCGCACCAAGCGGGAGTTTGACTATATTTTGGACGATTTCACCAAGCTTGGCCTGGTGAGGAAGGCCTCCAAGCGGGTCGATCCGGGATATATTGAACTTCACGACGGCACGAAGATCGAAACCAAGAGCGGTAAGGACCCGCGCACCCTGGCGATGTATGGACCGGATGGAATCGTCGGCTGCGAGGCCTCACAGCTGGATATCGACGCCTACTGGCGCCTTCTGGCTCGCACCGCCCCCAACCGGGGCTGGCTTTTCCTTAGTGGGACCTTCGAGGGGTCGCTCGGCTGGTATCCCAGCCTGTATAACCAGTGGTTGTGGGGCTCCACCGAAGAGCAGGCCTTCAGCCTCCCCTCCTGGACCAATACGGCCCTCTATCCCGGTGGCCGCGAGGACCCTGAAATCCTGCGTATCGAGCGCACCGCCTCCGATGACTTCTTTATGGAGCGGATGGCCGGCGTTCCGTCCCCGCCTCGGGGTCTCGTCTTCCGGGAGTTCCAAAGTGCCGTCCATGTGCGGCCTACACCCTGGGTTGAAGGCGAGGATGTCTACGTTTGCATCGATCCGGGGTATGCCGGCGCCTTCGCCCTGGAAGCCGTACAGGAAATCGACGGTCAGATACGTGTTTTTGACGAAATCTACGAGCAGGGCCTTACTATTAAGGACATCGCCCAGATTGCCATGCAGAGGCCCTGGTGGCAGGCTGTTCGGGGAGGAGCCATCGACATTGCCTCGACCCAGCACAACGCCATGGCTGCCCCTATTGAAGTTTGGGTGGAGGAGACCAGCGTGTTCCTCCACGGCAAGAGGATCAGTATCAACGATGGCACCGAGCGGCTCAAGGGGTTCCTCAAGGTCAGTCCCATCGAGAACAACCGACCCAACATCGTGTTTGATCCCAGGTGCGTTGGTGTTCTCTCGGAGCTAGGCCACTGCGAGAACCCTTTCTCCGGTCAGACGCAGGTGTACTCCTGGAAAATGGACCGCGAGGGGAATATCGTGGGTAACCAGCCGGAGGACAAGTTTAACCATGGGGTGAAGGCTCTGATATACTGGCTGGTGGACAAGTACGGCTACGTATCCCTGAAACGTCGCTCGGTAGCCCAGAAGAGGTGGTCGTAAGTGCCTGAAGCTACTCCTGAGATTGTAATGGCCCGCGTGGAGGCCCACGAGCAGGCCACACACGCACTGCGCCAGCGTATGGAGGACCATTTCTCCCTCTATATGCTGGATTCCTACGACGCCGGCGACGGGTACAAGTCCTATACATCTAACCTGCCCCGCGTCTACGTGGACCGGCTCATATCCTGGATGGTCTCCTCTACGGTCCTCGTTAATATGCCCCAGAAGAGTAGTTCTACCTACCTCCAGCCGGAGCGCGAAAGGGACGCGGCCAAGGAGCGGTTCATCATTGGTCTGCTCCGCTCTGCCGACGAACGCCTCAGACAGCTTCTGATGCCCCTGCTCAAAGAGCAACTGGCCTTCTACATAAACCTACGTGGCTGGTGGGCCTGCCGCTCCCTCCTGGTAAAGGAGGAGGATGGCTCCACTACTATCGATATCACCCCCTGGGACCCTCTCCACACCTACTGGGGCGTCGGCCGCAAGGGTCTCCTCTGGGCCTGCTATAAGATCGAGAAGACCCACGCAGAGATCAAGGACGAGTACGACGTCGATATCGATATCCTCACCTCCGACGACGACACCGCCGAGGTCTACGATTACTACGACCCCGAGATCAACGGCGTTGTGATCAACAAGGAGTGGGTCCGTAAGCCGCAGAGCCACGGCGGGGTACAGTTCCCCATCCAACTTGGCCCGGTGGGCGCCACTCCCCCCGTACAGACCATCAATGGGAAGGTCAACGGCATCGAGAACTTTGGCGAGGGGGCTCTAACCTCCATCGCCAATCTCAACGAGAGCGTCAACGAGACGATCTCCACCATGCTCACCCTCGTCAGCCGTAGTAAGAACCAGCCCTACTACACCGAGAGCGCCGACGGTACCCTTACTCTGATGCAGAACCCATGGCACGACGGTACCGAGACGGCCCTGAAGGCCGGGGAGAAGATCGTACCC